CCGAAGTGCGGAAGTACCAACCGGACCAAGTACGTTAACGTAAAGACCACCCACTACCGCGGCGTTACGCCGGACGGGCGGGAGTACAACCGGGTGGTTCGTAAGCGAACGACTTGCAAGGACTGCGGGCAACAGCGGATAGACCGTTATTTAGAGTCAGACGGGGCCGAAGGGTACGCTAAGCGTACACCTACTTCCGGAAACCAGGCGGTTAGCGGTGTAGACTCCCCGGATGGCAAGTCAAAGCGTACTACAGAGCCGGCTAGACGAAATCGAAAGAAAGCTCCGTCTAGGCGTGGAAAGCGTAACGTCTGACGGGACTACGACGCGGGTAAACCTGGAAGCCCTCCAGGAAGAGCGCCGGCAATTGCGCCGGCAAATTACCGCGTCTAAAGCTAAACGCCCGACGTACGCAAGGATTGTCTTAGGGTGAATTTAGCCAACGTAGCCAACCGCCTAGCGTCTTTCTTCTCTTACGACGCTATCGAGTCTTCCGGACGTAGAAAGGCCATTACGCGCCAGCCTACGCGGGAAGATGCTCTACTTACAGGGTCCAAGCGGCGGAAGCTCCAGGAAACCGCCGCGGATCTTTCGCGCAACCTAAGCCTAGCCGCTTGGATGGTACGCCGGCACTTAGATTACGTCTCGCAATTCGAGTTTCACGGTAGGCACGAAGACGACCGGCTAAACGATAAAGTCGAACGGTTAATGTGGGAGGACTCCCGGCCGTCCCAATGCGACGTAGCCGGGCGGTTTAACCGGGAAAAGATGTTCCGAGTAGCGGAAGCCCGGCGGGTACTCGATAACGATACCTTCTTGGTTAAGCTCCGGGACGGCCGGCTACAAGGCCTCCAAGGGGACCTTATTCGAGATCCGGCCGGTGAAGGTAGGACTTCCGAGATCGTAGACGGTGTAAGACTTGGAAGGTATGGCCGGCACTTGTCATACGCAGCGCATAAGCGCGAGTCTAATAATAAGGTCGTCTTCGCCAAGTGGTTAGCCGCTAGGAACGTTATCCATTATGGATTCTTTGACCGGTATTCTAACGATCAAGTCCGCGGCGTATCGCCTATCTCTTCGGCGCTTAACCCGCTCCGGGACGTCTACGAGAACTTCGACTACGCACTAGCTAAGGCGAAAGTAAGTCAGCTATTCGCTATCTCCTTCTACCGTAACGCGGAAGATGGTATTGGGTACGGAGAAGAAGACGAAGCCGGCCCGCTCGGAGACGAAGACGGGGACGGAGAAGACGAGCCGCAAGGCTATAAGGTTAGCTTCGCGGACGGACCGATCCAATTGGACCTAGACCCGGGGGACCGCGCGGAGTTCTTGGAGTCTAAGCAACCGTCTAGCGAGTTCCAGGACTTCACAAAGCTAGTTATCCAAGTGGCACTTAAGGCCCTGGACCTTCCGTACTCATTCTACGACGAAAGCGCTACAAACTTCTTCGGTAGCCGCGCCGCTTGGCTCCATTATGAGCGGTCCTGTAAGGACAAACGAGACGATCAAATCGAGCTAAGGCGTAATTATACCGTCTGGAAAATGCAAGGGTGGATTAAATCCGGCCGGCTTACGCTCCCCCGCGGTATGACCATCGCGGACTACGATTTCGAGTGGGTCCCTATTGGTATGCCCTGGTTCGACCCGCTTAAAGAGATCAACGGTACTCTCCAAGCTATTAAGGGCGGGCTTGATAACCCGCAAAGGGCTTGCCGGTCCACCGGATCGGACTTCTACGATAACGTAGACGCCATCGCCAAAGCTACGCAATACGCAGAGGCTAAGGGCGTCTCCTTAGAGTTCGCCGTAGTTAACAGCGCCATTGCAGAAGCGCAATCTAAAGACCAACCCGAAGACGAAGAGTAAGATAATGGGCGAAGCTAGCCGGGAACGTTACAACCGCGCCGAAGGGTCCGACCCAAAGATTTCGCGCCGCGGCGGGCTCCATAAGATGGGCGTTATGCGTGGCGTATCCCTAGTTACGGCAGGTGAAGCTCTAGGCCATCACCAATGGTTAGACACTACCACCCTGGAGCAAGTGGTAGCGCTAGCAGACTCCAAAGGTGTTAAGGTCCGCTTCACTCACCCCGGTATGTGTGACGATGGACTAGGCCGGCTTTTGGGCCGGGCGCATGACTTGCGCGTAGAAGGGGGTAGGGTCCTAGGGGATCTCCACTTCAGCAAGTCCGCCCACGATACCCCGGACGGGAACCTAGCTAAGTACGTTATGGACTTAGCGGAGGAGGACCCGGAAGCGGCCGGCCTTTCTATCGTCTTCTACCATGACCGAGAAGCGGAGGACGAATTTACCGCGGACCACCTGGAGGAAGTGGAGTACGAAGACCACCATGGTAGGACCGTTAAGGAGATGCGTTTTAAGTCTCCGGACCCAAACAACGAAAACAACTACCCCCACGTAAGGCTAAAGGAATTAACCGCCGCGGATATCGTAGATGAACCCGCGGCCAACCCGGAAGGACTTTTCGACCGCTCGCCCTTCGCGCGGCAAGCGGACGATCTCCTGTCTTACGCGGCGGGGATCTCCGACAAGAAGCCGGAGGTTAGCGCGTTCAATGTGGACGGGGATAAGGCCCTCCAATTCTTTAACCGTTGGCTAAGTAGCCGCGGACTTACGTTACTTTCTAACGATGAGGTAGCCGCGATGGCTAACGAGCAAGAGAAAAACCCGGAAGCCCCGGAAGTTCCGGAAGTTTCCACCTTCACCAAGGAAGACCTCTTGGCGGAGCAAAAGAAATTTACGGACCGCTTCGGCGCTGAAAATGGCGTTAAGTGGTACGCCGAAGGGAAGAGCTACACCGAATGCCTGGAGCTTTACGCGGACGCTAAGGAGCAAGAAGCGAAGGACGCTATCGAATCGATGAGCAAAGCGGAAGAACGCTTGCAGTCTATGAGTACCGGAGAAGAACAACCGGTGGAAACCAACCCGGGCGAAGAGTCCAAAGGGGTTAGCTTCGCTCAATACTGCCGTACGGTATCGGCTAACTAAGCCTTACCTCCCCTGATTCGCACCACAAATTACCAACTTAGATAGAGAGTAGATACCATGGCTAACGCCTTCGTAGGAACCGCCGAAGTTCTCCAACTGGGAGACGGCAACATTACCGATATCGACGTCTCGGAACTTCTGGAAGATGCCCCCTTCTTGGCCGCTATGGCCGCTATCGAAGCGAGCAATGAGAATAGCCACGAATGGCTAAAGAAGACCGCCGCGCCCGCCGGCGGATTCCGAGATATCAACGACGGTCTGGAAGTTACCAAGGCGACGTACACTAAGGTTACGGAAGCCCTGAAGCTGTTCGACGCAAGCTTCGACTTGGATATGGGGCTTCTTAAGCTGAAGAGCGGAGACGCACTTCGACGCCGGGAAGCGAAAGACCACCTTAAGGCCTGCTTCGCCGATATGGAAAAGCAGATCGTTTACGGTACGGGTCAAAACTCTGGCGGCTTCGCCGGCCTTGCCGACGAAACAACCTTGGACGACTCGGACGATCCCATGGTAGTTAACGCCGGCGGTACTACCGCCGATACTGCGTCTTCCGTCTTCGCCGTTCGTACGAACGAAGAAGCGGTAGCTATCGCGTACGGAGCTAACGGCCGAATTGAGATCGGAGCGGAGTATAAGACGCTCCGGTCCGGGTCTAGCACCGGGAACTACGACGCTGTACGTACTCCGATTATGTTTTGGGGGTGCTTGCAGATTGCTACGTCTTTGGACGCTGGCCGTATCTGTAACCTTACGGAAGATAGCGGTAAGGGCCTTACGGACGATCTACTTTCGGATCTCTATTCTCTCTTCCCGGCCAACCGCAAGCCTAACGTCTTCGCCATGAGCCGGCGAAGCCTTAAGCAATTGCAACAGTCGCGAACGGCTACCAACCCGACCGGGCAACCTGCCCCGTTCCCGACGTCCTGGAGTGGCGGTGGCAATCCTATCCCGATTGTTGCAACGGACCAGATCGTCGATACGGAAGCACTACTTACCGCGGCGTAAGCCTATGTCTCTACTCCGTGAAGGCGTCCGGGAACACTATAGCCGGCTGATAGAATCAGCCGGCGTATTGGTTACCTATTACCGCGGGGAAGATTGCGTGGAAGTCTACGCGGTCCCGGGGGAGACTGTCTTCGAACAGGTAGAGCGAGACGGAAGCGTGGTAGAGGTTAGGTCTAGGGACTGGACTGTACTACAGTCCGCCCTAGACTTCGGGGCCGGCCATACGGAGCCGGTCGTAAAGGACTCAATCCAATACACCGAAGACGAAGAAGCTACGGTATACGAAGTCTTGCGGGACGCGGGGCAAAAGCACTTTAGGGAAGCGGACGCCTTTGGGGGCGCTTTCCGTATTCACACCAAGGTTAAGGCCGGATGACCGCTAAGGACGTAACCATAGCCCGGGAGATCCGGACCGCGATAGACGACGCCGGGTTAACCGGACCGCCTACGGTTACCTACGTTAACGATGACCTTATCGAACTCGATAGGGTGAGCGGTACGGAGGTGTACGTAAGCGCTACGTTAACCAAACGCCGCATAGCCCGGGCTAGATGGGCTAGTACGGTATTAGTAGACGTTACGGCCGTAGCTCCACGTACGGAAGACGGAGCCATAGGAGAAGCCGACTCCGAAGCGGAACAGGACTCCTGGTTAGCCTTTATCGACGAAGAGGTTATGCCGGTTATCGAAGACGGAACCTTCGATGGTAGGAAGCCTTTAGAGATAGCCTTTTTGCAGAGGCTTAGCAGAGAGAAGACGCGCGAGAACGCACTTTTTTACACCAAGTTCCGGGTTACATTCCCGCTAGTTTAGAGGTACTTAGGCTATGGCAGCTAAAACAGGTTTGGAAGTAGTAACCTACTTGGCCGACTCAGTTACTAACCCCGTATACGATAACCCGGTTGGCGTTATCAAAGACGAGAATATCGGGCTTACGAAAGCCCTGGTAGACGTTACGGACCGGCGCGCTAACGGGTGGCGATTGCAGAAGCCCACCCTTAAGGAAGGCGAAGTTACGCTTACGATTATCTACGATACCGCGGACGCGGACTACCAAGAGTTCGAAACAGCGTACTTTGACGATGGGCAAATTGTCCTCTTCCTTGCCGATGGGGACGCGGAGACCTCCGGAACCTACTACGGCCTTCTCGCCGCTTTCGAAGTCTCCCGATTCGGTATGCCGCGGAACCTAGAAGACGCGGTTGTTATTGACGTTACGCTAGTCCTTAACCTGGACGAAGCGGACGACGCAGCGCCGGAGTGGCATACCGCTACCATCGCGTAACCCTTCGGGCGACTCAACTAACCACCAACCAACCCCCAAGTAGGGTAGAAACTATGTCAAAACTTATCTCCAAGGCTAAGCACTCCCAACTACTCACCGCGGCCAAGAAAGCGGCAGTTAAGAAGAAGGACAAGCTCGCCTCCGCTAAAGCTCCGGTAAGCGTATGGGTCTTGCTGGAGCTTGGCGTACCTGTTTCCGCGGAAGCTAAGGCTAAGTGGGAAGAGGTTAAGAAAGAACAGCGAGGGAAGGGAACCTCCGCTAACGTCGTACACGTTGTTCCTATGCTGGAGTATATCAACGCGCTGAAAGCGTACGAACCAGTGGAGAACGTGGTAGACGAATTGTTCAAGGAATTCTTCGAACCCGCGGCCGAAGCGGCCGGACCCTCCAAGAAAGGAAAGTAGGCCCCATGGGCAAAGCACCGACTACAGTAATTCTAAATGGTAAGCCCGTTAGTCTTTCGCTCAATATTGGGCGAAAGATGCGTGGTAAGGCTAACGGATGTGACCTTGGCAACCTGGAAGACGGACCTATCCACAATATGTTCTTAGACCCGGAAGTCTTGGCAGAGACGGTATGGACTATCTTTGAAGATCGTATCGTAGCGGCCGGTATCGATAATGCGGAAGACTTCTACGAGATGCTAGAGGCCAAGCTTCTTAAGGAAGTGGAAGCGGCTATGAAGGCGTCCATCGTAGATTTTTTTTCGTGGGGGGAAAAGCTGATTTCTCTAGTAGAGAAGAAGCTAAGCGACTTAGGGACGAACGTGGACCCCTCCGATCAATATGGCCTACCGTATGGGAGTTCGCCGGAATCCTTGGAGTCCACCCCGGGGAGTTCACTTACGGAGAACTAGCGTTAGCGGCTAGAGGTAGGGACAAGGCGGAGTGGAACCGCATAGCCCATGTGATAGCCGCTATTAAGAACCAGAACGCGAGCAAGGAGAGCGAGTTACAAGGGCCGGAGAAGTTCACTCCGTACGGGGAAGAGACTAACCCGGTTAACAAGATGCCACTTAACGGACGGACCCTTAGAAGCCTAAAAGGGTTAGTAACGAAGTGATAGGCGTCGAAGTAACCGAGAAGTCAAACGCGGATAAACTCCGCCGCGATATAGCTAGCTGGCAAGTAGAGCTACTAGGGTATTTCGCGGCGGAGTTTACTGTAGGCGTGGAAGAGACGCTTAGGGAGTCCGGCCAAGTGTCTGTAGCCGGAAGGCCTCCTAACGTCCACTCGCCCGCGCCGAACCTTGAGACAACGGACCACGAAGTAGACCGGAAGAAGTTAACCGTCCGGGTAGGTTCTATCTATATCCAGGGTAGCGCGGTTACTCCCGCACTCCCGGGACTCCTAGAGCGAGGCGGATACGGCCGTATCCGGTCGCGCCGGAAGTCTACGAAGTCCCGGAAGTCCCTCCTAGTTAAGAAGTACTTCGCTAGACGTCCGTACGTAGAGGCGTCCGCTAGACGCGCTCTTATCAAGTTCAAACGTAAAGTAGCAGAAGGGCTATAGAATGACCGGAAGACAAGATGCGGGCGGTGCGGTCTATACGCTTAGCCTTAAGGACGAACTTACCAAGGAGATAACGGACACTCTTAACGAAACCAGGCGGTTAGTAGTTGATACCGCCCGGGCTATCGATGCGGAGATTAAAAAGTTCGGCCAAGCTATCGCCGACACTGGAAAGAAGGTAGCAGCGGCGGGGGTGGCGGTTACGCTTTTCGGTGCGGGTGTAACCGCCGCTTTCGTCCGCGCTACTTTCGCCGCGGGTGACTTCGCCGAAACGGTTAATATGTTTAAGGCGGTCTTTAAGGAACAGACCGGCGCGGTAAGAGCTTGGGCGAAGGAATACGCTACGCAGGTTAACCGAAGCGAACAGCTAACTATGAGTCTGTTGGCTCAGTCGCAAGATACCTTCGTACCACTTGGGTTCGATCGGGCGGAAGCGGCGGAGCTATCCAAGACTGTTACGAAGCTCGCTATCGACCTATCTAGCTTTAAGAATATAGGCGAAGACGAATCTATCCGAAGGCTTCTAGGCGCTTTAGTTGGTGTTACTCAGAACCTCCGGGCCTTCGGGGTTATCGCACAAGAGGCGCAGATTAAAGCGAAGGCGTTAGACTTGGGCTTCGACCCGAATAACCTAACGTCCTACCAAAAGGCGCTAGCTATCCTGGAGATTACCCTAGAGGGTACGCGGGACGCGCAGGGGGACGCTATTCGAACCGCGGATAGCTTCCGAAACTCTATCCGCGGCCTTCGCGCAGCGGTGGAAGACTTGGTACTAGGTATCGGGGAACCGCTCCGGGAGTTCGGCGCTTCCCTCGCGCAATTCCTTACTAACCTTATCCAAGGTATTAACGAGCTAGTACGGACCTACCCCAATGCGGTTAAGTGGACGGCCGGGTTTGCTGTAGCCATCGGCGCGCTAGGAGCGGCTATCACCGCCATCGGTGGCGCGGTTATCTTGCTCGGAACTAAGATAGCCACGATGGGTATCCTGGTTCTACTAACCCGCGGGATGATGAAGTCCGCGGTCGGCGCGATTATTAACGGTATCGCGGCCATCGCCGCGGCGCTTACGCGGCGGTTATCGTTTACTGTCCTTGCGGCAGGGTTCAAAGCGTTAGTAGGGTCCATACTGCTAGGTATTAGCCTTATCGCTAAGTCTATCGTAGTACTAAGCCGCGTTCTCGTTACTCAGCTACTTAACCCGTGGGTGGCTATCGCGGCCGCTATCATGGCCGCGGCCGAAGCGCTTAAGTACTACTACCGGCGGCAACAGGACATAGAGAAAGTAAAAGGGGCTACGTTGGAGACGCGCCGGCGCGGCCTAGTGGAGCAATCCTTCCGGGACGCCGGC